CCTACGGAATCTTTAAGCCCACCAAGATTTTCCGAATACGCTTTATAAAGAAGTGCCCCGGCTGCAACCAGTCCGGCAATAATGGCCGTTACCCATACAAACCCCATGCCTATTCCTGCAAGAGTAATTCCAGCTGCAACAATAGCTAGCTTCAGCAAAGCAAACGCTCCTACTATTGTAAGTATCGCACCGCCAACCGTAATCATTACAGGAATTGCTACAGCAATCCCGGCAACCCATTTTTTTGTTTCTGGATCCATATCCTGAAATGCCTTAATAAGCTCATTAACTTTCTCAATAATGAACGTTACTCCGGGCTTGAACAGATTGGCCAGAGGCTCTCCAAGCGTAATAGCCAGCGTCTCAATGGAACCTTTCAACAGTGTCTTCTGTCCTTCGTATGTCGAAAGAAGTTTCTCTCTGAACTTTTCGGATGCTCCACCAGCACTGCTCATCTGTTTGCGATATTCTTTCAAAGCTTCGGCACCCTTTAGGGTTACTTCCTTGCCGTCTCTCATGGTCTTGATATTTATTTCCGCAATAGCATTAAACGCCGCAATGCCTCGCACGCCGAACATCTGATTCAATGCACGATTTTTTTCCTTGTCGCCCAAGTCTTTTGTAGCTTCAGCTACGTCCAGCATAATATCCAGAGCCGACCGCATCTTGCCGGTCTGTTTATCGAATATCTGAACGCCCAATCGCTGTGCCTCACGCTGTCCTGCCTGGTCAACAGCCAGACGCCTGACCGCCTCATTGTATGACGTTGTTGCTACGCTTGCCTGAACGTTCATATTTCTTAAGGCACCAAGGCCAATCAGCGTATCATCCAGAGACTGACCGAATGTCTTTGCCATTGCACCAGCCCGGCCCATCGTAATTGAAAACTCAGATGCTCGTAAATTTGAAATAGTCGTAGCCCGCATCATTTTATCCGCCGTCATGGTCAAATCCGTCATTTCCATTCCGAAGGCTTTGACGGCACCGACCGCGGCTTCCGCAGATTCCGCCACGGATATTTCTCCAGCTGCAGCCAAGTCCAGTACAGGAATCAATGCTGTAACCTGATCCGAAGCCGCCAGACCTTGCGCTGTCAGAACCTTTAATCCACGTCCAGCTTCCAATGGCGAAAATTGCGTTGCTATACCAGCCTCAATCGCCGCCTGTTTCAGCATTTTCATTTCTGCTTCGGAAGCCCGTGCCGTAGCACCCACCCCGGCCATTACGTGTTCGAATTCACCAGCTACTCCAGCCAGCTTCATCTCCGCAGACAAACCGACCAGTCCTACAGTAAGCAATCCAATGCCAGCAGCAGTCATCTTCATTGCTGACTCCATAGTCTGCTGAGTCTCTTCGGACTGCTTACCTAACCCTCTAAGATTACCTTTGACTTTGTTGATTTGTCGGGAAGCGAGGTCTTTGCCTGTAATGACGAAACCGATTCCCATGGATTGATTGAGTGCCATAGCTATCTCATTTTCTTGACCATCTCAGCTTCATTCCACCTGCCTTTGCTACGATTTCGGCCAACGCCTTTATGACACCGAGTCCCGCTTTTCTTGTTTCTACCGAAGCTCTGGCGATGTCCTCCAAGTCTTCAATGGTCATCCTCCACGCCTGCTCCATCGTTATTCCAGCTATCCCGCATCCCAATTCCATCCGACATGCATTAATGACCAAGGTATGCAGATACTCATGATCTATTCCTTTGAAGATCTCGAGCGCCGCCGCCTTCGTCGATTTCGTTCTAAGGTACTCGGTAGCCAGAAAGTTAGTCCGAAAGGGAGACTTACCTCTTGTGACGCCTTACACCCACCACACTGCACTATGATGTTCGTATCTATTCCGCAATCGGCATCATCCATGGCTATCTGCAATTCCGCCAGCTCATCAATGTCCATCTTGTCCAAGAACGTAGACCGGTCATTAGGCTCAACGCCTTCGATGTCTACAATCCTGTGAAGCAAACGCTGTGCCGTTATCTTTGTCTGAAACTGGTTATCCTCCATCTTCATCAACCGTTCTTCAATTTCGGCTGTAGGAAGAACAAACTTGACTACATTACCGCTGTCCGGAAGCTTGAAAGATAAAGGCTTATTTGCCGATAATGCTTCAAGGGATTCATCCGGCAGGTCCAGAACAGGAATGTCTTCGTCCAAATCTACCTTCCAATGAATCATCCGTGGACAATACGGCCTTTCACAATGCACCGTAAACTCGTACTTGCTTCCTAATGAAAGAATTCTGAGCTGCACCAGAGCATATAGTCTGTCACCGGTAAGAACCTTCATCCAGTCGAGATTTCCTTCCTTAGATAATGAATAAAACGCTGGAACCGGACTGTGAACCTGTTCCGTGCATGAATTCAATATGCTGGTTGTTATGGTAGGAACATCCCTTTCCGTAGCACCATCGAAATAATCGTACTCATGTGTCTGCATTTTTCTTAAAGTCACAGTCAATCCAGACGGACAAACGATCTTTTTCATTTTGCCGGGCTTGGGAAAAGGCTTAACATTGGACTTTTCCGGTCCAGTATCTTCCGATTTCTGGACGCTCGTATCCTGTAAAGGTTCTGTCTGACTCTCGCTTGCCTGATTTTTTACGGTATGGTCTTGTTCTGTCATCTTATCCTCCTTCTGGTTCTTGGCCTTTTATAGAGCCGATAATTATACCGGCTCTCTTGTGTAATACTTAAATGTAAGAGTCACAGACTCCAAAACATTTTCGCTGGTAGTGTTGTCCCACGGTCCTATCTGATCCGTATTTGGCCAGCATTCATGGAGTCTGTACTTCCGGATAGGAGTTCTTGTCCTGTCCAGCTGTATGATGTCCACAGTCTTTTTCAGCTCGTTCAATGGAACACCAGCATTGCCCTCTGTGAAATTAACCACGTCCTCGCACCATTGCCGGAGTTCTTCGTTATCCGTCATGGCCCGTTCCAGTGTTATCGGATCAAACATGGTCCGACCCGGATCCTTGTCCGCAATCATTTCGCCGCCTTCCCAGTTTTCGATAATCTCCGTATCCCGCCGGATAGGTGAACACGTCCGGAAAGCCGCCTTGTTAAAGCCTCCGATTTCTACCAGAAATAGAAAGCCTTTATCTCTGTCTTTTCTTTCATTGGCCATTTTTATTCCTCCTTAGAAAAGAAGCGCCTGCTCAAGTGCCCTTAAATCCTGTGAGAATGATATGATGATGAACTCACCCGGATAAGCAGTCGCCAGACCAATTCTTACTCTGACCTGTCTTGCAAATGCCACGCTCGGTGGATTCAACTCGTCTGATACGTCAATCCAGAATGCCTCTCTTGGCTTTGTTGACGCAAAAACTCCCAAGCTGGTCAGCTCAAGAAGGAACTGTTCCATCGTTCCTTCAACACTGTTCTTGAGTCTTCTCGTGATATTCCTGTGCTTGGCATACAGTACAGCAATTCTCGCTACCCTCTCGATGTAAGTAACCAGCCGTCTCTGTCCGATGCTCGGCCAGTTGCCGTTCTCCTTCAGTGTTCTGCTGCCGTCTGAATGATAAGGCGAACTTCCAATCTTGGTTATCGGATTAATCAACGCCGGATAAACCAAGTCCCGCTTTTTCGGATCCAGAGCTTCGTCCGTCTCCAGACCTACGCAGTCCTTGATCAATCCGTACTCAATTCCCGCTGGAGCTTCAGCAATTCCGCCGGGCCCTCGTGAATCATTCCGAGCCATGACACCGGCCAATGATGCCGCCGGTGGAATTACGACATATTTCTCATTGCCGTAAATGGTCTCATTAGGATTGACCACCTTGATTCTCGGCCACCATATGAATCCATGCTCTGAAAGGTTCTTCAGCGATGCCGTTGTCTCAACATAGGTCTTCATCTGCAATGCAGTCTGGCTCGCCGGTGGATCCAGACATGCGTGCATCATTCCGCTTCTGTGTGTATCGCAATATGTAATCATTGCATTCTGCACGCCTGAAGTAGCTATGCCCGGAACCGCTATCAAGGTTATGTCCGATATAATATCGAAAGCATACAGGCCGGTCTTTCCAGCTTCAGAGCCTATGTAATCCACATCGGCCAAGCTGGTCAGTCCATCATCTCCGCCAGCCAATGCGCTCGATGTCTGATTTGCCGGTCGCCTTGTTCCCGCCAGTTCCTGATCCTCAACCTGAATCAGCATTGAACCGTTATCTTCATCGTTGACTATCGTCTCGACATATCGCGGATCCGCTTCATCTTCCATTGTCACATCGGGAAACCGTTCCGTGATTATGTCATCTTCCAGAACGTAAAAATTGAAATAGTCGCTGTCACCATTGCTGGCGTCTTCAACCTTCGTCTTTACGTTGTGAGCATAAGTCCCTTCCGTCTTGCCTTCGACATTCAAAGTATCTTGCGGAGAATCGTCCGTGCCGTCGTGCTGCAGATTGTCGAATCCCATCTCATCGTCTGCCGTGCTCGAGGCCGCAACCGTCACGTACTTGGTTGACCCGGTATCGCTGCGGGCTATGGTTACGTAAGTATCGCCGGATACCTCAACTCCTGATACCGCACCTTCAACCACGCTCTTGACTTCGGCCCCTGTTACCGCTTCGATGTCCGCAACATTTCCTCCGCCCTGCACTTCCGAAGTCGAAAAAGTAAGCAAGGGATTCGCCGAAGGATTAGCCACGATTTCGACATATCCGCCAGTACCTTTTTTGTCAGATTCGATCTTCACCTGTGGACCAGCTACGACTATTGCTCTCGCGCCTTCAATCTGTGCATTGATTGTTGCCGCAATGTCATCCGCCGTAGTCTCAGTTCCAGCAAACGTTATGCTCTGAGTACTGCCCTGATCTACCTTGACCTGTAGAACACCCGTTCCGGGTCCCACTGGATAAGAAGTCGTATCCGTTACGCTTGGAGCCGTGCCGTTAAATGTTGCCGTAGTAGGTCCGCCCAAGTCCGTTGTGATGTCCAGCGTATCTCCATCAGCCAGCTCGAACGGTGCCGAGTTGCTTGAGACAACCGCCCCGGCTGTTGCACCGCCACCATCTGTCTGAAGCATTCTCGATGCCTTGACCGCGGTAAACGATGATGGACTGTCCACGTCCGTAAAGTGACATATCCTTCTCATGTAGAGATACTTTCCATCATTAATGAAGAAAGAATGCACTGCCAACGGAACATCGCTGTCCGTAATGTAATTACCGTACTGAGATACGTACTCTCCCCATGATGTAACCAGAAGTGTCTGATCCAGTGGACCACGTTCCGTTACACCTACAATTCCAAGTACCGCCGTCGGTAAACTCGGAGCAGATCTGATCTTAGGGGCTTCTTCTCTTATTACTACTTTTGCAGATAGGAGTTCCATATTATACCTCCGTATTGGAACGCTACGTCCCTGACTCTGCTCCTATCTCTATGTCTGGTTCTAGCTGGTATTATTTCTTTTTGCGTCTGCGCTTAATCGGCTTTTTTGTCTGTGTATTTGTTACCGTCCTTGTACTGGTCTTCGGCTCGGAAGTCGATACCGTCGGCTCCTCGTAATCGAAAAGCTTTATTCTTTTCGGCTTGGCATTCAATCCGCCCTGAATATCAGGAAGATTTCTTACTACGTTGTTTATCGGCTTTGTAGTAAAGCCCGGTCTGATGTAAACGGCCTTCGGAATTTTTTTCTCAACGACCTTAATACCACGCTTGCCTGTTTTCGGATCATGGACGGTAGTCTGAACCTCTTTGGTTTCGCATTCACATTTTCCTGCTCCGATGCAATAAATATCATGCACCAGAGTAAAAATGAATTGCTGTTTGCTTACGTTTTTTATGATAACCACATCGACCTCCTACTCGCCATAAAAGTCGAAATCTGGATCCTCGTCCAGCTCCGCAGTTCTTATTGCCTCGAATCTGTCTCTCAAGTCAACCGGCACTCCAATCACCTTTATTTCAGATACGAACCGAAACCGTCCGTCTATGTTTGTCGATTCTACTAAATTAGGGTATCCGGTCAACTCTATCTCTCTTTCCTCAGTCTCCAAGTCTACGCCCGAACCTGCAACCTCAAATTCCACATGCGTAGTCTGTCTCATAAATATTACCAGAAGATTCAATAAATTCAAAGTTATCTGGTGAGACATTGCTCCAGAGGCTCCACCGGCTATTTCGTAAGTCAAATCACATGCTACCGCCTCTCTGAAGTTACTGTACTCACCTCCAGCCAGTTCTTTTTCCTGATATTCGTTTTCCTGATAGTCCGGATTTGGCTCAAGAGTCGGTCCGATTATGGCCACCCAAGGTTCGTCACCAGCTTGCTCCGCAATTCTGTCCAGCTCGTCTGCGACCGTATCATCATAGTCCGGACTGGTTCTCAGATACACGTTCTTTGTTATCCGTCTCTCCATAAGATGTTTCAGCTTGCGTCCTACGTTCGTAACCGGTTGCTCAATCGCTAAGTCTAAATAATGATATTTGAATCCATCAACCAGAGTGACTGTTTCGCCCGGTATCGGATCACCATCATCGTCCAGATTTGTTACCGTTACGTCCACGTCCTTAGCCAAGTCATCCGGATCCCCGGCATATGGAGGTATCAAAGCAAACACCCTCGCTGTTGTTGCTTCATAAACCAGATCGCATTCCACACCGTCAATCTCTACCTTGACTGTTCTCTGCGCTTCGCCCCCGGTATATCCAGCTGGCGGTACTGGAGGTATTCTAAAATTCGTTCCCGTAATTTCAATCAAGTATCCGCCTAAGGTAATTCCATCGCCGGGAACTACTGCGCTTATGCTTGGAACTGCCATTACATACCAAACATCTTTCTGCTCATACGCTGCCTGAATTTCTTTTGAGCCGTTTTTGCCCATACCTCTTGAGCCGGCCGAAGGAATGGCCTTGCCGGAACATTAAGAACAATCTGTCGCTTGCTTTGCTTTAATGGTCCTTTCGTAAATCCGCCGAGATAAAGTGCCATAAAAAAATTACGCATCTTCTGCGTTACCTTGATCACCTTCGGTTTCTTAAATCCGAACTCATGAACCGCAGCAATGTTTACCAGCTTTTCTCCTTTTTTCGTTCTGGCTGTTCTTGCAATGCCGACAAATGCAGATGCCCTGTCCGCACCTCGTTTTACATTAATGCTGCCCCGCATAAATCCGCTTCGCAGCAGTACTTTCTTTCCGCCGAATCCCTGTGCCTTCCGTATCGCCAGAGTCATAGGAGACAGGGGCTTGAATTTTTTTCCGCCGGGTGCTTGCTTATTAATCCCCTGAATGATTTCCTTACGTAAATCCTGTGCTGCATTCATCGTTCCAAATTCTATAGCTCGATTAATTTTCCGCGAAACTGCAACCGTTCCGTGAATAGCAGCATCCAGTCCCGTTACGTGTACGCCTATCATTACCCGGCCCCCTGTCTCGTTTCGCATTCAAGCCGAATCAAATTTAACCGGGGCTTTGCCACGTCAATACCCCATCCCCTCGGCTCAACTTTTGTAATGTATAAGCCCGGTGAAGCAGGAAAAGACAATGCCAGCCTTCCGTCCTTAGAGTGCAATGCTACGATTCTCGCGCCTTTGGTAATCAGCGGAAAGCCATCATCCGCAACCAAGCCCTGATTTTCCAAGTCCCTATAATGAAGAGTAATCCGAATAATATCTCTGAAGTCATCCCCACCGGCGACCATATATAAACCATTCATGTCCCGCTGTCTTAACTGACAGGGAATCTTGTCCAAATCATGGTCTTTGCGCTTTGAATCGCCTATAGATTCATCTGTGGCTGGAGTCCTTAGTACCTCCCGGTAGTCATCATCGTATCCGTCAGCCTCGCTGGTCTCCTTGGTATCGAGTCTGCTTACCGAAAGAATGAACTTCTGTATTAACCGTCCTCTCATTCATATAGATCCTACCATAGTCGGCACTGAATGCGCGTCCAGAATATCATCTATTTCCGAATCCCCAGTATAAGCACCCTTGGCTGTCAACGCCTGAGTGCCAAACGTTATTGTCTGGTCCTCGGTCTTTTGCTGAGTAACGGCCCATCGCTTTCTCCAGTCCTCCAGCTCATCAAGATCGGTCTTCAGTGCTATTTCTCTCAGCGATAAAAGAACTGCCGCGTGCCTGATAAGGTCCGGAACCGTGCCATAATTTACTGGGATCTGAGACCCCTCTTCGGTTTCCCCTGCATATGCTCCCGGCTGTAGTTCCGTCCATCCGAATATGCCCTTGACCTGAACGTTCTGCTTTCCTTTTGCGAAATAGTAAAACGCTGCCGTGCTGAAATCCCGTATTTCAATCCGCGGACTATTTCTGTCATCCGGTGAAAGTAATCCTTGAGTTAAATGTCTGTTGTAAACATACAGGTCCGGGGTCTCGATAGTAAGGAACTCATCATTTAAGTCACTTAATATTTTTGTCTCTTCGATCATAACAATCGGATGCCGAAGAAATTGAACGTTCTTTCCTATGCCGTCCAGAATGAATGTCCTCTCCCGTGGATAAAACCAGTTGCCTGTAATACGTTCGATATACCGCGTAGCCAGTCCTATTGCTTTGCGTACTCGATTATCATCCGCAGCTGCAGCCGTAAGACCTTCATCTCTCAGGTCCTGTATATTACAGTACTCAACCGATGCTCCGTTTCTGGCATATGACAAATCCGATTCATTCAGAGTGCTCGAATTATAAAGAGTATATTTATACCACTTATCCTCACCGCCCTCTGCGTCCTGAAATGTATATAACCGTTTGCCTGATTCAAGCGCCTGAGTCTTTGCGCCTAACAATGCATAAGTGCCATCTACCGCGTCGGCCCTGTACAGTCTTATCTGGTCATAATTCAACATGGCCAGATCAATGTCCGGAATGAAATATACCAAAGAAGCTGACATCGCTAATGCCTCTGTTTCTTAGATCTTAAAAGATTTTTCAATGTCCGCACTGCCTGATCATGCTTATGAGCTTCCGAATTAAGGAAATCTATTTCCATCTGTTTCGTTTTGCATTCCGGATCATCAAACAGAAAAACTGATGACCTGTCATCCTCCCAGCAGTCCACCAGAGTTATGTCTTTCATGTATAACCATCCTGCCAACGGAAGCTGATATATCTTGACCAGATTCCTATCTTCGTCTGGCTTGCTCATCTGAGTCTCCTTCTGTTGCTGATTTATAATTACGCCTTACTTTTTTTTCTCCTGATCTTTTTCTTTGCAACTTTGGCTTTCTTTTTGTCAGGACTTTTTTTCTTGGCGACTTTTTTCTTTACCGTCTCAGGAACTTCCATAATTTCTTCGTCCTCTTCGTTCTCGTCTTCATCGTCTTCAATTGCGTTGGCCTTGTTCATAATTTCATCCACAGTGCCGCCAGCTCTCCTGTGAGCAATCTTAGCCTCTTCAATTGCATCATCCCCAAGATGTTTTCTTATTGCATCATCCACGCTGCCTTTGTCCGTCTTCGGCGTCAACTGTGTTGCATCTGCAATAATGTCCGTCGCCTGAGCAAGACCGTCCTCTGCCTGTGCCGCAATCATTGCCTGTTTCCATTCATCTTCAATGCGCCTGATGTCCTTGGCTGTTTCGGCCATTTCGAATGCCGCAATGCTGGCAGGATTGTTCCGATCCATTTTTTTCTTCAAAAGAAGATCTGCAATAGACCGTCCTACCCTTACCCATTTGCCAGCGAAAAACTTAAATGACCCCTGCTCTGTAATTATGGTCTGAGTTCCCCGTACACATCCGAGTCTCGGATAATGCGGCTTTAATCTTACAAATACTGTGTCTGACATCTTTTCCTCCTTCTATTGCTTGGTCTTTGGCAAGAATACTCTTGCCGCGCCAGATGTAAAGTTTTGCAATTCATTAATTTGTCACTTCCCTGTTTGTTCTGCGACGGGGTTCAACCCGAACTCTTATCGCTTCAATTATTAATTCAGTCTTTTCATTGAGCTGTTTTTCATACCGAAACTGCTGTTCCTTCATCTCGGCCTTGATTTCTTTGGGTAACTCTTCCTGCTTCTTTTTGATTTCATCCACATCAATCTGCACAGCATTAATCGTGTGAGTATTTGTTGCAACTGATTTGTCCATCGTTATCCACGCTGCAATCGTAGGCACGGCCAACATAGTCAGCAATCCAAACAACCAATAAAAGGTTCGTTTTCGTTCTCCGTTCGCAGATTTCATGTCACCAGACAGCACTTGAATATTATTCCTGATGTCACTAATTGCTTCGGTCTGGATGCAGCCATGTGGCTTTTCTAATGCCTTGGTAGCCATTTTTTTTGACTCCTTAATTTCTCTTTCTAATGCTTCTACTTCTGCTGCCAAACCGTTTTTGCTCGCTTTCTTATCAATGTCTTCTCTTAGTTCTGTTACACGCTCTTTTAGGTTCTTTAGTCGTTCTACAATAGCTCCCTTGTCGAGTAACGCCGGAGGGGTCGAATTCTTGTCGCCTTGCATGTGAAGCCTCTTTCATCATGTCCCCTGTCATGTCATGTGTTTTACAGACATTTGCGACAGTTCTTTTTCCGTTTTCGCATCCAGTTCCTTGAATTTTTCTTCTACTTCTTTGATGTCAACACCCGCCCCGCCGTTGTCTAAGATCTCCTGACACAACTCCTTTGCCTTGTCCCCTTGTCCAAGGTCCTCGCATAACAATGCTGCTTTTAATAATGCTGCATTGTTGTTCAATATTCGATAACGTTCAATCATTTTGTCCGCAACCTGTTCAGGCTGCGTATATGAATCCAAGTTCTCCTGCCCGGTTGTTGTAATACACCCCGGAGATACTACTGCAAAATGCGTCACTCCTTTAGAAATGCATACGGTCCATGCATCTGCTTTGGTAGTATTTTTATATTCTTGACTCACGGCACCTGTCCTCCGTCCGTTATTGTCCAGCCATCAGTTACAAGTGCCGCCCGTGCTGTTGCTGGAGCCCCTGCCGAATATTGTGCATCTCCAGCGTTAAACGGAACATTATTATTGTGAAGATTACCTTCCCATCCGACCAATAAAAGATCGTAATTCGCTGTACTAAAATTACTTCCCGAGTTAAACATGTCAGTTGCATCCGTAAGCGATTGAATATCCCATCCAGAAATATCCTGATCGAATGCCGACGCCGCAAAAAACATGCCGTTCATATTCTCAACACTAGAAACGTCCCACCCGCCTATATCCTGATCGAATGCGTCATTGTATGCAAACATGTTCGACAAGTCCGTCGCGCTAGAAACGTCCCATCCGCCTATGTTCTGATTAAATGCGTCCGCACCGTGAAACATTCGATTCATGTCCAATGCACTTGACACATCCCACGAAGAAATATCTTGATTGAAAATCGAGCATTGTCGAAACATACTATCCATCTGTTCGACGCTTGACACATCCCATCCGCTTACGTCCTGATTAAATGCAGGATTATCAAAAAACATGTAACGCATATCCGTAACGCTCGAAACGTCCCAGCTCGTAATATTTCCATCAAAGGATGTACTTCGGAACATATTCTGCATGGATGTCACGCTAGACACATCCCACGAATTAAGGTCTTGATCGAAAGCCGCCGCGCTTTGAAACATTGATGCCATGCTAGTAACATTCGACACATCCCATCCATCAATGTCTTGATTAAATGAATCCGCATTTCTGAACATCTTTTGCATGTCCGTTACATTAGACACATCCCAAGATCCGATGTCCTGATTGAATGCGCTTGCATTATAAAACATAAATTTCATATCAGTTGCACTGGACACGTCCCAAGATCCAATGTCCTGATTAAATGCGCTCCCGGTGAAACAATTACTAAAATCCGTCACTGTCGAGACATCGACATTTAATCCATCCGTTAAAGATGAACAATTTCGAAACGCCTCAGTAAAATCAGTCGTCCCGCCTATCTGTAACCAATCGCTTGCTGTAATCGTAAGATTAGTACAGCCGTAAAAATAGCCGCCGTTATTTCCGAGTCGAAAACTTGTTCCCCAGTTCTTAATCTCAAGTAATTTTTCGCAGTCACCGCCATTATTAAACCGCCATCCGCGACATGCCCCGATTATCGTCACTTCGTACGTTCCGGTGCTTGCGTACGTGTGCGTCGTCTCGGCCTGATCCCATGCTGAGATCCAGTCCGAATTGCCATCGCCCCAGTAAACCTTAAAATTATATTCACCGCCCGACTCAAGCGGTAATTTGATTTCATCGTTACCGCTTACTCCAGCATTGTCTGTTTTCCACGACGTTATAAAACGCCGGTCAATTGATTCTGCTCCGCTTTGTTGTGCGAGCAAATGCATCATGCCAACGCTCCCGTAACAAGCCATTCATTCGCCCCGATCTTTGTCGCGGTCGCTCCGGCATATTGTCCTATTATTGACAGATACCCGTTCAGAGATCGTAAATTAACCGTGCCGTCTTTAGGTGCAAACGTTACAATCCCGACCCCTCCTGCCATAACTGGAAAAGATGCGCCAATCGGGAAATTTACGTCAGAATCTTTCGGAATTGTAATTGTAATCGCCGTTGCTTTGTTCATGTTTATCGTCTTGCAAAGGTCGCCCGCAACGAGTTCATGATCACTCGTATATTCTACAAGGGGCGCAATGTATGGCGTACAGATACAAGCAACCCCGTCATGTGCTGCGACCAATCCGTCGAGAATGGTTTCATCTCCGCCTGAGAGTGCATCGTCAAACCACACGTCGCAGACATCATCGTCTGTCTCAATGTGATTCAGTGCCGTAACAATCGCGCTTTTTTCTATTTCATTAGTGAGCTTTGTCGTGGCAACAATATGGTTCGGAAAGTCGCCGTTGATTGAATATGTATACTTGGTCGCGGCCATTATGCAACCCTCCTATGTGTAATCTTTGCCAGCTTTATATACACCGTCTTGCCGATCTTTCCGCTCTTAAAATCCAGATCGATATCATGACTCGCCGCGCTTAGTGATGCAACAAATTTGCCTGTCCTGTGTACGTAAATTCCGTCTGAATAAACGTCTCCGGCTAAGTCCTCGCCGCCTTCATCGTACGTGTCTGTATCGTCGACCTGTAACCGTGTAATCATCTGTACTTTTTTATCAGACGCCGAAACCATGCACGACCATTCGATTTCATAATCCCCTGCAGCCGGAG